GCCAGCGTTCTTTCTACCCATATTAACTGTCATATCAAAGTAAATATGTCGTAGGTTTTCTGGCAATCTATCCACTTTAGCAGGATACCAAAAGTCTTTTTTATAACATTCTTTTGCTTCTTCTCTGGTCATGCTTTTCACATCGTCAACAGATGCTTCACGATCTAAAAAAGCCGAATAACTTTTTTGAGTTACCCCAAAATTTGTTGCTCCACCTAAATCATCTGGATCGTTAACAAAACCACCTTCAGCTTCTAACACTTCTTCTATAATTTCATTAAATTCTGTTTTCATATTTTACCTAAAATCTCCTATACCCCAAAATGCCCTGCAGTATCGTCAGGGGATCGAGATATTATTTTGCGACTAATTTTATTATTTGTATTATGGCGAGGAAAATTCCTGGTATAGCAATCAATCCTACGCCAAATTTACCATACATCTGGATCTGTATTTTTAATGATTGCATTTCTATTTGCAAATGATGAAAATGATTATCCTTTAATTCATCGAACTTTGTTTCGATTTCTTCTAAGCGTTTATTAATTCTCTTAAAGTTGTCTACAACTAAAGCTCGATAACTATCCCAATCGTCATTGCTTTGATTATTATCTGACATACAAAAAAAACCCCCAACACTAAATGTAATCATAAATAATACAATAGTATTGGGGGTTTTGTCAAGCCGTTTTTACTGTCAACTAGTTGCTACTCCACCTCCAACTAGAGATGCAGTCCAACCTTTGTGATGCGTCCGAATTCCACGACCTACTTTTGCTAGGTGTGACTTATCTAATTTATTTTTCCTGCGTTTATTAATTGAGTCTACAAATTTAGATAGGTTAGTAACAAAGAATGTACGTTTACCAGTTGGATCGTTTACTACCCAAGTTTTATCTGATCCATCATTTGAATAAACGCCCACATATCCACTCTTAATTTTCGGGTTTAAAATCGTTGTCATTTAATTATGCTCCTGTTTTCATTTTTTTCAATAGTTATAAGTTTGTCACAGCTAATTTCCAAATCTGGTTTATGTGACACTAAAATTATTTGTATATTCATGCGTTTTGATATATCATGAATAAAGTTTGATGATTGTTCTATGTAATCTCTACTTAGAAACTTCAAAGGTTCATCTAAAATAATTATTCTAGACGACTTTTTTAAGTAAATAAAAATTATCTTAATGACAAAAGATATTATGTCATTCAGCCCTCCACCACATGATTTCTGTGGATCTACTTCAAGATTATTCTCTATAACAGAAACATCAATAGCAGGTTCATTTCTATATGAGTATAATTTTATGTTAAATCTAATATCTTTTTCAAAGATACTAGTCAGTGCTTCTGTAACTAGAGAAGTAAATAAATTACATAGTTGATCTCTATAATTAGCACTTACTGACATCAGAAAATCTTTCAATTCCAATAAGGAGTCCGTTTCCTTATTGATGTCATTCATATCTTTTTGTATCTTTTCTTGTTTTTCTTCTAAAGAGTCCTTTATAAAAGTATTTTTATCTATGAGAGTTTTTAAATGCTTTATTTTTTCCATACTTGTGAGTGTGGAAGTCTAATTACATCTTCTGTCAGAACCCTAGCTATAAGATCTTGTTTTCCTTTTCTACTATACCCTACATATTCTGCTTCTAGTGCAGAAGCAACAGTATCTTTTAGATTTACATGGTCTAGACACCAATCACATAACTCTTTCCTATAAGAAAGAATAAATGAATCTTTTATTTCAAATGCTATAAAATCAGCTAAACCATGCACCCAACCTAATTTTCCACTAACATTCTTAAACTCAATCCATAACCATTCATCATTGTAATTTTCATCAGAACGTTTTACTCTCTTTCTAGCCTTAACATCTACCATTGCAGTCATCGTTCCATCGTCTTCCTGAGATGTTAAATGAAAATCTACATGATCTATTTGTTCTATACCTGTAGCAGGTTCTACCACAAATCCTCTCATTTTTGCTAATTGTGCAAATTTTAATTCAGACTCTTGACCTTCCATTATGCTTTGTTCAAACATGCCATCCTCTCTTTTTGTAAGAAAAAAAGCCCCTTTGGTTAATAGGGGCTTTTCTTATAGGAGGTTTAGTGAAACTTGAAATTATGCTGTATTCATTGCATTTTCGGCTTTTGTCATCATATCAGCAATACCGTCAGTTACATTTGCAGACGAACTAGTACCTCCATTAATTCCATCTGATTCATAAATCTTAGTTAAATGTTCAATAATCTCATCTCTTGTTCGTGTTTTATAATATTCTTCGAGATCTATTGAAGATCCGATTGATTCTATTTCGCTATCAGTTAAAGGAATAGCAGATTTGCTTTCAATAACTTGATACCGTTGAGTTCCAGGCTTGTCAGCATGGTAAATGAGTTTAACGTCATAACCATCAACTGCATCAGATGGATCACCTCTAGTAAAGTCAGGATCAGCGTTATCTGACGCACCTGCAAGTAAAAGTATTTTTTCCCAAGCAGTCTTCTTAAATGAAACTACTTGCAAACAGTCCTCAGTAATTCCGCTACCATTCAATTTAGCGTTAACTTCCTGTTTTGCTCGATTAATAACATTAACGTTAGCAGAAAAGGAATGGTTTTGAATTTTTGCATCTTTCCCCCAACTTGCTGGTGGATCGGAAAATCTACAGAAAGGTAAAATATTACTTGTTTCACCTTTAAGTTGTGCATCATATACTTCATCCAATGGACATCCACCTTCTATAGGTACAACGACTGAAGAACTATAGTCAAAATTTATACAAGGCACTACAGCAGTAATTGTATCACCGTTGGCTTTAGAGACTTGGATAAAATGTAGGAAACGCCTAATCCATTTTCCATATGGGCGTACTTTTGCTCCCATTGTTCCAGCTTCTTTCCAATCAAAAAAATTGGCTTTAGATAGGTTGTTACTTTGATCAGGTTGCGCTCTCATTTCAGAAAGATTCATAATTTTATTCTCCTCAAAATTTTCATTAATTATTAGTTTAGAAACGAAACAATTTCGTTCCTTATTATTAGTATCGACACAAGTCGAATATACTTTAGTTTTATTTTCATTTTTTTTGGTGAGGGTTTTAGAAACCCTCGAAAAACGTCATTATTACCTTTAGGGTAACTCTGACCAGAAGGAGAGGGGATCATACTTCAAATATGATCCCCATCTAACAAAAAACAAAAATATGCTACGAAATAAGGAGGACGTTACTACCTTTAGGGTAGTTCAGACCATAAGAAAGGGTGGAAAGTTAAATTTCCACCCTCGAAAGTATAAGTTAAGTAAAGGACTTATACTATAAACACAAATAAACAGTTTAAGCAATAGGAGTTGCTGTTTAAACAAATCAGAGAAAGGACATAAGTTACTTTCCCTCACACTTATATAATAGGCAATTGACTCCCTTTAATTATCAATGTTTTCAAAATATTCTTGAATTTTTTTCATAGTGGTTTCTCCTATACCTGGAATATCTTTTAAGCCTTCCATAGATGCTTCCCAAGTTTTAGGTGTATCACTATCTCTTAATGTATTGTCTCCATCTAATTGATCCTCTTGAGGTTCTCTCTCATCTGGAGTTTTAGGTTCAGTTTCTTCTGGTTCAGGAGGAGGTTCAGGTGTATTTTCACCAAGATCTAAAAAAGGATTTATATCAGACATTGCTTGAGCTTGTTCATTTATATCTTTCCATTCTGTCAATTCTAGTTCTTCTAAACCAGTAGGTATTCCTTGTTTAATTGCTACTTTCATAGGAATGTTGCCCCAACGAACTGGAGGTAGACCATATCTTTCTTTACGAACCCAATTAGGAGTTAAGACACCTTGAGCTAACGCTTCTTTATCTAACTCCCATTGCTCCTGTTCATTCAACTCTCTTTGCAATCCCCAATCAAGATATATGTCTTTATATCCAAAACCACCTTTATGACCCATTAATGGATTTGCCATACTCCATATCAACTCACTATTGAAATGATATGCAAAAGTGTTTAATTGCGGAACAAGGGCATCTCTTTCAAATTGCTCTTGCTGTTGTTCTGAGTTTAATTTTCCTGTATTTGGAGTAACCATACCTAACACTAATGGTTGCATATTAAATACTGACATTATTTGTTCTAACATCCATTGAGAATATTGCTTGAAAGACATTTCATTTGGATTTAAACCAATCTTTTCTATTTTAACTGCACCTTCTCCTTCACCTGTGCTAATTAAAATGGGTCTATGTGGTTTCCCTCTTAAATTACTATCCCAATATTCTTGATATTCTTGCAATTTATCTAAAGATACATTGTTGAATAAAACAGCTAATCTTGGTGTCGCATCGTTACCAAACAGATCAGCATTATAATTTTCTATTTTATGGGCATTAATTACAGTTCTAGCTAGAGTTTCTATTTTAGAAGTTCCATAAGGAGTTCCTGATCTTGGATTCATAACTAAATATATTAACTCATCAATCCCATACCATAATCCTTTTGGGTCTTCCTCTACTCTTTCAAAATATGCTTTTTTATAATCAGTGAAATTTCCTGCATTATCTGTTGATAGCATAATAGAAGAACCTTCCATTGCAAACATCTCTGCTGGTAAACCATTCTCACCTCTTACAATCTCAATTGATCCTGCATCATACATTAACAAATCTCTATCTACTTTTTGTCTAATGCTACCAAAAGATTCTCTACTAGAATTTGGATTTATTAAAAACTCTGCAACTTCTTCTATATGCCTTAATTGATTATCACTTGGTTTATAAGATGCTGGTGTGTTATTATGTTTTGAATTTGCCTGTTCAATTGGATAAAGTTTGGGTGGAATTAATGCCAACCTAGTGACGATTTTATCGACACAGGCACGAACCCAAGTATTTTTTTCATATACTAAGCGCATTTCATCAAAAGTTATTTTGTCAACGGTTTCCCTTGACATTTCATGTTCTTTGCGCTCCCCTAATGTTGACTTCCTTTTTCTAGGTTTTTTAATTTCCTGAGTAGGTTGCAACATAGATGGATTCAACAAATCATATAAAGGATTTGCTTTACTAAAAGAAATCATATTTTACCTCCTATTTTCTATTTGACGTTATTCGATCATTAATGAATGCTGAGTAGAAACTAACTAACAGTAAAGTTAATGATGACAAATATTCATTATTATACGCTTTATATACCGATAAAATCAAGGATAAAAGAAAACACGTTGCAGTAATTATTTTTAACAGTACATCCCATTCAAATTTTTTAAAAGTCGTCTTGATTTTTTCCCAAATAGCCAATGTATCCCCCTCCTGTTGCAGTTGCTTCTTGTTTTATTGTAAAAACTACACCTGCAATTGCTTGCAACAAATCATGAGATCCTCCAAGAGGATGATCATATTTACCTTCTTCAGGCAATCTTTCTAATTGTCGCATTTCTTTGTGTGGAAGATTGACTTTACCATCTGGTGTATTAATATATAATGGATATAAATTAATTTGTTTAGAATATATTGCTTTAATTAATTCATCGAAAGGTTCAGGTGTTTTATCAATTGATAGAACTTTAGACGCTATTCCCATTCGTTGCATAGATTGTATAAAATCTGCACTTTGGTATCCATCTAAAGTAACTTGCGATATTTTATAACCTCTTGTCGTAACATCTAATATTAATTTTCTAATGGCTAACAACTGTATGGGATTATCTTTATATCCTTTAAAACTTGCTATTACATCAAATTTTATAAGAGGTTCCTTAACGGTCTTAATATTTTCTTTATAATCAGTAACTGTAGTTTCTATCCATCTATAAGCATGACCTATTGCCAAACCCAACCTATCTCTAGTCAAGCCAATATCAACATGGCAATATCTCTTTGTCGAATCATTTGTATAGAATTCAGGTCGAAATACAGAATCAGTGACTTCACCTGTAGGTTGAATCCTTGGTGGTCTTATAATAGGATGTCTAACATCCTTTAATTTTTCAAATGCTAAATCAATAAAATCTTTATTTTCTATGGCTGGATTTACAGCATCAATTGGATTGGCTCCGAAATCTCTAGTTGCATTGGCAGGATTTCTCCTAAATTCATCCAAGTAAGTTTCAATTTCTTGTCCATCTCTCATATTCCAAGTTGGTGATTGTATTGCTATAGACTTATCCCATACAAAAAATCTAGTTTTATAATCATAAGTTTCCTTTATAAAATTTGCCTCTAAACCTTTTCTATTAGATTCTTCTTCTTCAAAATCAAATATATCTTGCTCTAATCCTTCATTTACTTGAGTTTCCATCTAACTTCCTATCCACCATGCCAACATTCGTGATAACCATGAAGGTTTTTCAAGGATTACCTCTTGTTGTTTTACTACAATCTTGGGAGTATCACCACCAACATGCCAACTATCTGGATTTTCTACAACATTCGTTACAGTAGTTGCATATTTTTCCCTTGATTCTTTTGCTGATTTCATAGAACTTTGTACTGCCTTCTCATTTTTTTCCTTTAGTTTTTTTATTCCTTTTTCAT